AACGCGGCCCGCAGCTTGTCCTTCTTTGTGGTCCCTTTCTCGAAGGTCATTTTGGTCGCAAGCAGGTCGGCAATGGTTTCGTCCAAGCGGGACATACCGGGCGCGGCGCTTGCCCGCGAAGTCCATTCCCCGCTTTGCAGGGCATCAACCCGTTTTTGCATAAGCGCCGCCCCATACTCCGCAATCCGCATACCATTGGACGTGGCCCAAGTCTTACGCGCTGCCGCCGACAATTTCGCCCAATCCGGCTCGTCATCCTTGCGGGCAATTTCATACGCGCCGCTTGCAGCCGCGCTTGCGGCGTCCGAGACCGTCTGCTTGATACCGTGCAGAACCGCTTGTGCGATCACTTCGGGAGAAAGCCCCGCAATCGGGACCGGCAATTCTTCGCCACGCGCTTGCACGACGAAGGACTCGGGAAGGGTGATAGTGATTTCCATTGGTTTGACTCCATTTTAAAGTGACACAGGATAGTGTCGCAATGCGCCGCCGCAACGGCGCATGTCGCCATTATCCCTGTCTGTTTCTATACACAAGGCAAAGCGCGACCGACGTGCCCGGCCCGTCCCAGCCCATGTAATAGACTTCGTATTCAGATTTTACCGTGCCGACTTCATAGAAAGACGCGGCGGCATGGAAAGCAGCGTCGCTTATTTCTTCAAATTCATCCGAGTCTTTCCACCATACCAAATATTTCATTCTGTTGACTCCTTGTCTTGCGGCCTTGCGCCGCCCCGTGCCCAATGCACAATTTAAGATTGGACTCGCCCGGTGGCAATGTCAACCCACCTTGCGCCATATTTGAACCATACTTGCGTGCATCCACGCACATTCCCTGCTTGCAATTATGCACGGGCGCACCACGCCCCGCGCTTCCCTGCTTCCACAATCCGACCCCCACCCCCAGCCTTGTCCGCAACGCGGACCCCTTTCGCTGACCCGGCGGCCCTCCTTCCCCCCTGGACCCCCCTCCGGAAATTTCTTCCATTTCCAGCCCAGCCATACCTGATATGGTCCGAAGGCCCAGCCATACCACCACAAATCCCTTGCGGCGTGAAACGTCTCGTGTTATGGGGGGGCATGGACCTGAATCTTGATATCGCCGCGATGACCCGGCCCGGTAGGAAGCCAGCTCCGCTCCACGCGCACGTAGTTCGTGAACTGGAGTCTGCGGACCTTGCCGCACTCGCGGCGCCTCGGAACACGGAACCGGCCGAGTTGAAGCGGCTTTCCGAGCGGCACCACGCCCTGGCCCGGTCGCTCGCAAGCGGGATGAGTGAGGCCGAGGCCGCCGCCCTTACCGGATACGACCTCTCCCGCGTTAGCAACCTCAAGCGCAGCCCCGCCTTCCAAGAACTTCTGGCCCTCTACCGGGATCGGAGGGACGCCGAATTTGCGGAGATGCACGCTATGCTTGCGGGCCTGAGCAAAGATGCCGCCCTGGAGTTGCGCACCCGGCTCGAGGACAGCCCCGGAGAAATCACCCTCCCCCAACTCCTCGACATTCTCAAGATGGGCGCGGACCGCACAGGCTTCGGCCCCACCTCGAAGCAGGAGACCACTGTGCGAGTGGACCTCTCGACCCGGCTGGAAGCCGCACGGACCCGAGCCCGCATTGCGCAGGGCGATATCATTGATGTGACACCGGAGGCTGATTGATGTTTGACATGAGGGGGTTTGGCGCGGTCATTGTAGCAATGATCCTCTTTTGGGCCGCAGTTGCATTCGGGCTCGGGGCCTGGCTTTTCTGATGGACGAGGGCCTCACCCCGCTCGACCTCGAACTGATCGAGGAACTCGGTTCCTTCGCCTACGATCCTCTCGGCTTTGCTCGCTGGGCCTTCCCCTGGGGCGAGCCGGGAACCGAACTCTACAAATTCAAAGAGCCCTACAAATGGCAATGCCTGTATTTGGAAGAGGTAGGCGACGCCCTACGCTCGGGCCGCCCCGCCCTTATGGCCACCACCTCGGGCCACGGAACCGGCAAATCCGCCCTCAACGGGATGGAAACGTGGTGGGGCTTTTCAACTCGGGCCGGCACTCGCGGAGTCATCACCGCTAACACGGACAACCAACTCCGCACCAAAACTTGGGTCGAGATGGCGAAGTGGCATCGCCTCTTCATCGCCAAGCACCTCTTCAAATACACAGCCACCGCCCTCTTCTCCATCGACGAGGAGCGCAGCAAAGAGTGGCGGATCGACATGGTGCCTTGGTCCGAACGTAACACAGAGGCGTTCGCCGGACTGCACAACTCCGGGGGCCGCATTCTCATCCTCTTCGACGAGGCCTCGGCAATCCCCGACATCATTTGGGAAACTACCGAGGGGGCGCTCACCGACGCGGATACCGAAATCCTGTGGAGTGTGAAGGGAAACCCCACTCGAAATAAAGGCCGCTTCCGCGAGTGCTTTCCCGGCGGCGCATTCGAGCATCGCTGGATGTCTCGCGAAATAGACTCCCGCTCCGTCCCCGGCACTAACAAAGAACAGATCGAAGCGTGGAAGCAGGACTACGGTGAAGACTCCGACTTTTTCCGCATCCGCGTCCTTGGCAAATTCCCGCGTCAAGATCAGAACTCCTTCATCCCTCTTGAACTGGCCCGCGAAGCTGCAGCCCGCATACCGCAGCAGGACATCGGCCAACCGGTCGTCCTCGGTGTAGACGTAGGGCGCTTCGGAGACGACCCCTCCTGCATCTACCCCCGCCAAGGCTACGATGCGAAATCACGCAAGCCAGAGCTCTACCTAGGGCTGAACCTCATCCAACTCGCGGATCGGGTCTGCCGCGCTCGAGCCCTGCACTCAGCCACAATCATCTTCGTAGACGAGGGCGGTGTCGGGGCGGGCCTCGTAGACATCCTCCTTGACCGGGCCGAGCCCGTAATCGGCGTTGACTTCGGTTCCCGTGCCGATCAATCTAACTCTCGTGATCCACTGACCCGCTACGCGAACAAGCGCGCGGAAATGTGGGGCGGGCTGCGCGATGCTCTCCCCCACCTCGCCATTCACGACAAAATCCCCGAGCAAGAGCAGTCCCTCGTAGACGAACTCACCTCCCCCTCCTACGACTACAATATCCGCGAACATATCGTCCTCGAGTCTAAAAAAGATATGAAGCGTCGAGGCATTCCCTCTCCCAACGTCGCAGACGCCCTCGCCCTTACCTACGCCTATCCCTCCTTCACTATTTCCGACTCCATCCCCATCCGCGCCATCGAACACGATTACAACCCCTATGCAGATGAAAGGCTCTAACCATGGCTATGCGTCAGCCCAAAATCCCTAGGCCCACCCCTGCGCCTACATCTCCAGTCGCCGCAGGCGCACCCAACACAGCATCCCCCTCTCAAGGCCTGGGCCAAGCTTTCTCCGGCTTTAGCTTCGCCCCGCGCCTTTCCGCCTTCGCGGCTAATCGCTCGGGCCGCCGTTCACTTCTCGGTGGGGGAGCCTGAAATGCAGATCGCGGCAGAAACCTACAAAAACCTCAACGACCGCATGTCTCACATGGACAAAGTGCGAGCCCCGTGGTGGTCCAACTGGCGCGACATTTCCGACTTCTTCCTCCCCCGCCGCTACCCCTGGCTCCTCACCGACAAGGAGGTAAAATCCGCCGGTGTCCGCAATGCGCGCCTTCTGGACTCCACCTCTATCACCGCCCTGCGCACCCTAGCCACAGGCATGATGAACGGCATCACCTCCCCGGCTCGACCATGGTTCCGCCTCCGCATCGCAGGCTTTTCCGAAGAGAGCACCGCTCACGCGGTTCGAGTGTGGCTGGACGAAGCCTCCCGGCGAATGCTACTTGTGATGGCCGAGTCCAATTTCTACAACGGCCTCGGCATTCTCTACCTCGAATGGTGCGCCTTCGGCACCGCAGCCATGTCCATCTACGAAGACTCCCGCGACATCATTCGCACCTTCAACCATGCAGTCGGGGAGTTCTATCTCGAAACCGATGCAATGGGCCGCATTTCTGCCTTCTCCCGCAAATTCCGCCTCACTGTCGAGCAAACCGTGAAGGAGTTCGGCATAGAGGATGTCTCTCAATCCGTGAAAGCCGACTACGTTGCGGGAGGAGTTCGCCGCTTCAATCTCGTCTACATATCTCACCTCATCGAGCGGAACGATCAGACGGTGCCCGGTGTCCGCGCTAGTGCCGATTGGCGCGAGTTCTACTGGCAAATCGGCGGAGACACCAATCTTGCTCTCCGCATAGGCTCCCTCGACGAATTACCACCAATCTGCCCACGCTGGGAAACCTATGCAGATGATGTCTATGGCTCTTCCCCCTGCATGGACGCTGCGCCAGACGTGCGCCAACTTCAGCAGATGGTCAAGCGTCGAGGTCAAGGCCTGGACAAGCTTGTCGATCCTCCGATGCTCATGAACAAAAAGCTAGCATCGCAGCCCAAGTCCACCCTCCCCGGCGGCGTCACCTATGTCCCAGGTGGTGAACTGGGCGAGGGCGCTCGGCCCCTCTACCAAATCTCCTTCCCCTTCCAAGAGCTAAACATGGACATCGCCACTACCCAGGCGCGCATTCGACAAGTCCTCTTCAACGATCTCTTCCGCATGATATCCGAATTGGAAACCGTGCGCTCGGCCACCGAAATCGACGCGCGGCGGGAGGAAAAACTTGTCTTGCTGGGCCCCGTGCTGGAAAGATTTGAAAGCGAAGGCCTCGCTCCCTGTATCGAGCGCATCTTCCGCATCTGCGAACGCACCGGCGTATTTCCTCCGGCCCCGCCCGAGCTAGAAAACCTCGATATTCAAATTCAATACGTCTCCGTCCTCTCCGACGCCCAACGCGCTGTCGGCACCGTCTCCATCGAGCGCTATCTGCAACTCATCGGTAACATGGCTTCCATCTTCCCCGAGGCGCTGGAAATCCCCAACCCCGAGGAGATCATCCGCGAGTATGCGGAAGCGATTGGCGTCTCACCCAAGTTGAACCGCTCGCGCGAAGAAGCACAGGACATTCGGGACGCTCGCGAGCAGGAGCAACAAATCTCCCAGGCGGCGGAGCAGGGTCAGGCCCTCATCGGCGGGGCCGAGCAACTTTCCAACACTCAAGTGGGCGGCGGACAAAATGCCCTCCAAGCCCTGCTAGGATAATCCATGTCTCAACGCGCTTACTCCCGCCTGCTAGGCCGTTATGCGAAAGAAGACCTCGCTCTCTTTCAAGAGGCCGTCGATCGCATTCACGCCTCGAAAGGCCTCCGCCTACTCCTCTATCGCTTCTTCGAGGATTGCGGTATGGCTCAATCCCCGTTCAATCCTGACCCCTTGACAACGGCGCGGAATTGCGGGAAATTGGAAGCGGCAATGACCCTCCGCGACCTTATCGAGTCCATCGACCCCGACCTACCCGCTGCCCTTCACAAGGAGATAACCGACTATGACCGATCCCGTTCAGACCAGCTTGATCAGCGACTCGACAACCTCGACGAATACTCCTGATCCGGCCACCACGCCGCCTCCGAATAATCCCGAAGCGGCTCCCGATCCGGCTCCTGCAGACCCCACCACTGCAGTCGAGACGGGTAGCGCGGCAGCGGATGCTGAAGGGCCATCCGAGGCCGAGCCGACACCTCTGGCTCTCGAAGACATCGTCCTCCCCGATGGATTTGAGATGCCAGAGGAAGTTGGCAATTCCTTCCTCGCCCTCATCAATTCCCCGCCTGAGTCGCGGACCGAATTTGCCAATTCCCTCATTGGCATCCACACCTCCCTCCTCGAATCTGTTGCGGGCGAATACGCACAGCAATGGGAGACTACCCAGGAACAATGGCGCACCGAGGTGCAAAATCTTCCTGAAATTGGCGGACAAAATCTCCAGACTTCCTTGGCCGAAATTGCCAAAGTGCTGGACCGCTACGGCGACAAAGAGGCGCGAGACGCACTCGCAATGACCGGCGCGGGCAACCACCCCGCACTCGTTCGACTCTTTCACAAAATCGCCAGAGACGTGAATGAAAAAATTCCGGTCACGGGAGCGTCTCCAACGGGCGCTTTGAAGGATCGGGCAACCCGCATGTTTGGCAATTCTGAAGGATAACACTCCATGCCCGCAGCAAACAATCCCACCCTGCTCGACATCACTCGAGCCCAGGACCCAGACGGCAAAATCGCAGCCGTTGCGGAAATCCTGACTGAAACGAACGAGATGCTTCTCGACATTCCGTTCATGGAGGGCAACCTCGCCACCGGCCACCGCACCACAATTCGGACGGGCATTCCCGAGCCGACCTGGCGCATGTTCTACGGCGGCGTCCAGCCCACCAAATCGACTCGCGCCCAGATCACCGACAACACCGCCATGCTTGAAGCGTATGCGGAAGTCGATAAGGCGCTGGCTGATCTCAACGGCAACACCGCCGCTTTCCGCTTGTCGGAAGACTACGCCCACCTCGAAGGCATGGCGCAAGCCGCGCAGCAAGCCTTCATCTACGGTAACGAGGCCGAAAACCCGGATCAGTTCAACGGGCTGGCGCCTCGCTTCAACTCCCTCTCCGCTGGCAACTCCGACAACATTCTCGACGCCGGCGGCCAAAGCACCGACAACGCTTCCATCTATCTCGTAGTCTGGGGGCCGAATACCGTCCACGGCATTTATCCAAAAGGCCTGACTGGCGGCTTGCAAATGCAGGACCTCGGAGAAGTCACCATCGAGAACGTCGATGGGGCGAATGGCCGGATGCAGGGTTATCGCACCCACTACGACTGGCGTCTGGGACTCTGCGTCCGCGACTGGCGCTACGTCGTTCGCATCTGCAACATCGACCGTTCGCTTCTCTCCGCCACCCTCACCACCGGCGCTAATCTGCCGGAGTTGATGTTCGAAGCCGTTGAGCGCCTCCCCTCCATGTCGGCCGGAAACGCTGTCTGGTATATGGATCGCTCGATCCGCACCAAGCTGCGTCAGCAACTCGCGCACGGAGTGAAGCAATCGACACTGACCGTCGAGCAAATTGGCGGCGTTCGCACCGTCTTGCACGACGAAATCCCCATCCGCCGCGTTGACAAACTCGCTGTCAACGAAGCCCGCATCGTCTGAGGAGACCCAGCAAATGCTTATCGACACTCGCACTACCTTCGCCTGGGCTACCGCGTTTCCCGGTATCGCAGGCTTAGCCGGCACGGCCAAGATCGGAGATGCGCTGGACCTCAGCGTCGTTTCCGACATGGGCGAAGGCTATCCCATGTATCTGGTTATCCAGATGTCTACTGCGGCTGCAGGCGGCACTTCCGCTGCTTTCAACCTTGTCACCGCCGACAACGAGGCACTCACAACGAACCCTGTCACCCTCTTCTCGACCGGGCCCATTGTGACGGCTAGCCTTATCCTCAACGCTTCCGTGATCGTCATTGCGATCCCGAAGGCGGACTACAAGCGGTGGTTGGGCCTGACCATCACCGAGGTTGGCAACTTCACCACAGGCGCAATCCGCGCTTTCCTGACCCAAGACCCGCCCGCATGGCGCGCCTATGCTGAGGGTCTGAACTGATGCCCATGTATAAACTCGTGGGCCGCTACTGGGACGGCACTCGTCCGCATCCGGTCGGTGCTGTTATGGAGTTCGAGGAAGGAAAAGCGCCGAAGGGCTCGGTCTTGATCGAAGAGCCCCGGCCTGAGCCGGTGGCCAAACCGGCCAGCAAGAAGGACTAAGGAATGACCGCTCTCGTCGACATCTACAATCGGGCACTCAGCGCCTGTGGCATCGAGAGCGGCGTTTCTGATCCCAATGAAAACAGCCGGGAGGCGGCCACGTGTCGCCTCTGGTATCCGTTCGTTCGAGACAATGTTCTCGCATCCGCCCCCTGGCCCTCCGTGCGCACTTACGCCCGCCTAGCCCGTGTGGCAACAAGAGACGAAAATGCAATTTGGGTAAACGGCGATCCAAATCCCCGCTACCTCTACGCATACGCTCCTCCTTCCGATCTTCTTCACCCCTACCATCTCCAGTCCTACGCTCCCTTCTCCTTTGATCTTGTCGGCACCACTCGTTCATTTTCGATGAATGAGGAGACACCGATACTGCACTACAATGCCCGAGTCGAAGACGTGTCTTTATGGGAAACAAAACTTGCCCACGCTGTAACCCACACCCTCGCCACCTACCTAGCAATCCCACTCACCGGACGCTCTGAACGGCTGCAGCAAAATGCACAGTTGGCCTTCGCTGCTGTTGAGGAGGCGCAGACTATGGCCGCGAACTCCTTCCAGCAGAAGGAAGAGAACATGCCGGATTGGTTCACTGCTCGCGGCTTCGAGGCCCATCAAATCTCCCGATTCTACTACCCGATGCAGTCTCTTTCCGTGGCAGTCTCCGCATGACATCTCCTTTCGTAACCCATGCCTTCATTGCCGGGGAATTGGACGAGCCCTTTTATGGGCGCACCGACCTGGACAAGTATGCGCTGGGTGTGGCGAGGGCCAGCAACTTCTACATCGACTTTCGTGGCGGACTGAAATCGCGCAATGCTTTTCAATTTCTCAACTACGTAGAGACCGCTCCTCGTGCTTTCGAGTTTTTCGTAGGCGAGGATGAACCCCCGATCATGGTCTGCGTCTTTCCCGGTCGCTTCCTCTTCTGGTCTGATCAGGCGTTCCTTGTCGATCCTGCGCTGGAAATCACCGCCGTTTCAGCAAACGAAATAACCATAACAGATGCCTCCACCCTTTCCGTAGGCGATCTCGTCTACGCTGGTTCCTTTCGCTACGTCTGCGAAATCACTGCAAAGACATCAAACACCATTACTCTGGAATTGCTGGACGGGCAGACACCGGACATTCCCGTCTCAATAGGCGAAGACATTCTCCCTCTCTACACTGTAGCAAACACTTACGTTGCGGATGATCTACCTTTCCTCACCGGGCACTTCCGCCTCAACCGCTTGGTGTTCTGCGGTAGGGATCTAGTCCCACAAACACTCACTTTTGCTAATGATGAATTTACACTCGCGGACGAACAACAGGCTCCGGTTCTTACTCAGCCCGCCGGTCTCGCTTTCACCACTTATTCCACAGCCGCAGGTGGAGGCGGCGGCATCACTGCAGCTACTGGCAATTCCGTAGCCATCTTCATTGTGACTGCGGTGGATAGTGAGGGGAATGAAAGTATGCCCTCGCGTCCGCTCCGCGCGGACAGTCTGTTTAATTATTCCGTGGCTGCAGGAAATGGCACTCTGTCTTGGACTGCAGTTCCCGGAGCAGTCAGTTATCGTGTCTATCGTTCGATCTTGACCTCGAATAGTAACCTGAACATCGGGGCTGATATCGGTTACTTAGGCGAGACTCCGACGCCCTCTTTCGTAGACAATAACCTAATCCCCAACTTCACCATCGGCCCGCCCAGTTCTTTCTACCCATTCAGCCCCGGCGCTGTCCTCACAATCGACATCACCGCTCCTGGCAGTAATTACAATCCAAACACCGCGACAATTTCCATTGCGGATGGAACCGGTTTCATCGGCTATCCGATTGTGGAGCCAGCTACTCCAGGAGGCGTCGTAGGCTCCATTATCGGTGTGCTTATCTACTCGGGCGGAATAAATTACACTACTTCCTCTGTAGTCACTTTTGCTGGGGCAGGAACAGGCGCAACGGGCACCATCTCAGATGTGAGTCCGGCAACCAACCTCAATCCCCGCATTTCAACCGTATTCCAACAGAGGCGTGTTTTCGCTGGATCAACCGCGCTTCCTCTCACTCTGTTCGCTTCTCAGCCGGGTAAAGAACAAAACTTTAGCAGCGGCAGTCCTCCTGTAGACTCAGACGCATACACGCTTTCTCTAGACGCAGCAGAAACAATCCCTATCCGCCACCTTCTTCCAATGCGCAGCGGCCTGATCATCATGCACTCGCGCGGCGTCTATCGTCTCTTCGGACCCAACGATGGGGCTGTTACTCCCAACGCATTCATCATCGAGCCGCAAGCCGAACTTGGCGTCGGCACTCCAACTCCCATCGTGGTAAACAACGACATTCTCTTCTCCTCCGCTCGCGGAACTTCCTTCCACGCCCTCGCATACACCTTCTACACCAACTCCTTCTCGCCACAGGAAATTTCTGTCCTCGCTCCTCACCTCTTCGGCATCGGTAAGGCTCCCATCCGCATAGTGTGGGCTCAGGAACCAGACAAACTTCTCTGGGTGCTGCGCGAAGACGGCGCGCTTCTTTGCCTCACCTACATGAAAGAGCAAGAGACGTTTGCCTGGACCCAGCACCACACTGCTGGGCTGGTTAAAGAGATATGCAGATATCAGCGCCCCGATCGCGACTCCATGATGCTCTTTGTAGAGCGGGATGGTCGAGTCTTTTTGGAAGAACTTGCCCCTCGCATTACCGCACCTGTGGCTGAATACTGGGGCTCGGACGCTTCGGTCGGTTACTCGCTAGAAGAACCCGTTACAGAGATTGAAAACCTTTGGCATCTCGAGGGTCGCACCGTAGCCATCCTTGCAGATGGAGATGCGCTTGTTGAGACTCCTATCGAGGGCGGAGTGCTCACTCTCACTCAGCCTGCCTCCACCCTTCGTATCGGCCTCCCTTTCGAGTGTCTTGGGATTTCCCTCCCTCTTGCGGATCAACAGATCACAGTCTCGGGCCGTCTCCGCCGCATCGCTGGTTCAGCTCTGCGCCTCTTTGAGACTCGAGGATTGGAAATCGGAACCTCTCTTTCCAATATGTTCGAGATGAGAGATAAGGGCTGGGAGGACTGGGGCGATGCTACGGCGCTGCGCAGCGACAACAGCATCGTATGGCACAAAGCAAAATGGGAGCGAGATGCACAGGTTTACTTCCGTCAGCGGTATCCGCTCCCGGCCACAATTCTTGGCTATGTTACCGAGACGGAACTCGAGCGATGATCTACTTTATCCCTGTCGAGGCTTCGGAAGTCCCGCCCATAGGCAAGGGCGAAGACACGTTGGCAAAGAGTCTTGTGGTGTGGCGAGTCACATACATACCTTTGATTGAGTCAAATGACCATACCAACCTCGGATACATCGGTCTCGTTCCCCTCGACTTCCTCGCTCGAGTAGGTTGGGTTTGGTTGCATCTTGAGGGCTCGCCCACCCGCGCAATGATCCGAGATGCAAAACAGGCCTTCTTCGCCCTGACCGCAAGCATCCCGTGGACGACTTATATCTACACCGAACTAGCCCGAGCGAAGGACACTCGCTTTGCTGAGTTCATGGGATACCGGATCACGCACACCGCAGACGGTTTCAACTTTCTAGAGAGAGACGCAAATGGGAATTGATCCAGTCACCCTCATGATGATTGGGCGTGGCGTGGCCCTTGCTTCCACAGTGGTAAGCACGATTGGAACCATGCAGGCCTCCTCTTATCAAGCTGCGGTCGCCGCCCGCAACGCACAGTTGGCGGAAGAAAACGCTCAGGCTGCGATTGAAGCCTCGCAGCAGGAACAGCAGGATTGGGGCGACGAGGCCCGCAGTCAGTTGGGCACACTCGTCGCCGGACTGAGTGCTTCTGGTGCATCCCTCCAAGGGGGAACCGTGGTGCAAAGGAAAACCGGGGCTCAGCGTCTTCTATCTCGGGACGCCCAGCGTATCAGAGAAGAGGGCGATACGACTGCTGCAAGATACAGGCAGCAAGGCGCCGACTTCCGAGCCGAGTCTGCACAAGCAAAAAGGCGAGGTCGCTTTGCCCTCTTCAGCGGCGCTCTTGAAGCGGGCGGCACTTATCTCAGCAACTCGTCGCGCATTTCCTCGGCGCGCGCCTCTCTCATCGCTTAAGGATACACCATGCGCATTGGATCTCGTTCAAGCACACCAAGAACACAAGAGTATTCTCGCGCGACTGCCAGCCCCGAGGATTTTGGTGCGGGCGTGGGCGCGGCCTTGCGGGGCCTTGGCGGTGCTCTTATCGCAAGCGGCGAGACTGAAATAGACCTGCTAAACGCAGCTCGGGCGAGAGAGGAAGCCCGACGCAATACTCGACTCGATCTTGAATTTACGCGGTGGCAGGGGAACGAGACACGACTCAACCAAGATCGTCGAGTGAATGTGCAGCCAGGTGCCGAAGGTCATACCAACTCTGTCTACGAGGCGGTGGGGGCCTCGTTTGACGAGTTTGCAACTGCAAGCGGTATGACTCCAGAAGAGCGGGAACGATACGAATTGCGTTTCGAGACTTTTCGCCAGAACACGGCCACCACTGAATATGCGTTTGAAATTGAAGAGTCCATCAACTACACTACAACAGGCATCGCCGAGACGGTGGACTCTGTGCTGAGCGAGATTGTCCAGGACCCTTCCATCTACCAAGAGCGCTGGGATTTCCTTCGCCAAACAATCGAAGACTCGGAGCTCCCTCCAACCATCCGCGAGGAAGTTCTTGCGAATGCTGAGAACGCTCTCGCTTCGCAACTCTACACTACGCTCACCGAACAGGCCCTGCAAGATCAGGCTCCCGTTGGTGTGGAAGACGGCTCAAATGTGGTTGCACCCGGCACTTCAGCTCTCGGGCGCGGCTTGCTTAACACCTACTCGGGTTCGCTTGCAAACCCAGCACTCCCAATTACTGGTGATCATCAGGGAGTTCAGCCAAACCTCATATCTACCATCCAGCAAGCCTGGGGCTACATTATGCCGCCGGGATCGCGTATTGTGGTAACTTCTGGTTTTCGTTCTATCGAGGAAAGAAACCACAACGGCAGGGCTGCTGACTTTGCTGTCTACCGGCCCGATGGCTCACGTGTTATGTGGAATGACCCAGAGGCGCTACGTGCTGCACAAGTAGGCCGAGTGCTGGGCATTGAAGGCTTCGGCGCAGGTCCTTTTTATATGAGTGGCAATACATTCCACTGGGACGTGACTGGCAGGCGCCTCTGGAACGATAGCGGCGAAGGTCAAATCAACGATCAAGGAGGTGCGGCGGATTGGGCCGAGGCTCTTGCTGAGGCTGAAGCCCTGGGCCTTGAGGGCCTATTCGGGCCGGGCGGTTTTCCTGCAGCTGCACGAGGCACTCCGGGTGATGCCCTCTTAGGCACTATTCATTCAGTTGAGTCTGGCTATGGAAACGCCAACCCCTACAACGTCATGTTCGGTGGCGACACTTTTGACTCCTACGCAGACCATCCTCGCCAAACTCGCGTCGATCCCCGCACAGGTAATCGCACTTCCGCCGCTGGACGATATCAATTCCTCGAAAGCACCTGGGACTTTGTGCGCGAGCAGATGGAAGCGGAGGGGTATGATTTCGGCAATCAGCCTTTTTCTCCAGTGAACCAAGATCGAGCCGCGCTGTGGTATGCTGAGCATCGGTATGGACTCGAGGCTCGGCGTCTTGGTTTACCGCTCGAGTTGGCGGACCTCAACACGGCCCTGCAGTCCGGCAATCCGGAGGCTTTCGCTACTGTGCGCTGGGTTCTCTCCGGTGAGTCCGGTGGTGGCGTTGCGTGGGAGGGGCTGCAGAATATGACGAACGAGCAGTTCTATGAGACCATGCAGCGTAATATGTCGCAGGGTCCTACGGGGACTGTTGATCGGCCCGATGTTTGGTCCGACCCTCGCTTTGCCAACCTTCCATTCGAGGAGCGGATGCGGCTGGATCAAGTCGGAGCCGAGGCTGAAATTTCTAGAAGGCAGCAACTTGCCCAGGCCCGTGCGGATCAAGAAGCTGCGATTATGGCTCAAGTGCGCACTCTTGCTGCGGCTGGACAGAACGATCAAGCTGAGATGACGGGCCTAGACGCCATGAACAACGGCCTCATCTCTGACATAGGAAATATTGAGCGCATTCTTGGTTACGGAGCTCAGCGCCGAGAAGAAGAAGGCATGTCCGAGGAACAGCAAGTTCGGCGCGGTCAGGGAATTGTAGCTACTCCCGATGACATGAATGCCCTCAACGCTGAGGCTCAAGTCTCTGGTGTCTCCACCGGCATCCGCGAGATGGCACCTGAGGCTGCACAGCGTCTGCTGCAGAATGTGCAAGTGGACGGCATGGTTCCTTCTTCAATAATGGACACTCTCTTCTCCCAATTCAATTCAGGCCAGGGACAGCAGCAAACATTCGCCGCTGAGCTTCTTGCAGACCTTTTCGCCGTCAATCCTCGTGCAGCCACCGCTGGGCTGAACAATTCCCAAATTTCAGATGTAGCTCTTGCCAACGTCTTAGCCCGCACCTCGGCCACCCCTGCCGAGTTCATCGACCGCATCAACCAAATGCGAGCGCCGGAGAATGCTCAGATGCGGCAGATGCGGATGGAAGAGGCCGATACAATACTTGAGGAGCAGGGCCTTCCCAATTTCTACCGCTCCATGTATGGGCAGATGGAGCGGTGGTTCTCGGCCGAACCTCCTTCCGTGGGCCAACTTCCGCGCTTCGAAGCGGATGCCCGCACCCTCTATCGAGAGTTCTATGCCTTGACCGGGGATGCAAACATGGCACAGCAAGCGACTGCTGATGTCCTGCGTCATTCCTACACACCTTCTCCAATGGACAATACCATTATGGAGTTCTCTCCCACCGCCCCAATGATGAATGTGCCTGCTGTGGGTGGCACTCATGCGTGGATACCTGAGTATGTGGAGGATTTCGCACGGGGCGAAATTGACATGGCGATTGATCGAGAAGTGGCTGCGGCTGTTGCTTCGGGGATGAGTGAGGAGGAGGCGCGTCCACTCATCGAGCAGGACTATGGTAGCCGTTTCGATGTGGCAGATATGCGTATTCTTTCCGACACTCAAACTCTCACAGATTTGCAAAACACCGGCATTCCTTCCTACGCCATTGTCTACACGGACCAGTTTGGAATGGTTCGGCAGCTGCGTGACGGAGACAACAACATCATGCGCATCCCCATGAGCCCGCCAGAACAGGTTGTGCAGGCTGCTCGCGACGCGGCCATGTTCACTCACGCGCAAGAGTTGGCTAATAGAGCTCGGCTCGGTCCGTTTAGGCAGGTCGGGCAACTGGTGATTGCTGGGGCCCAGGCCCCATTCATGCCCGTCGATGCAATGCGGCGAGGTTCAGAAGCGATTGGCGCGGCCGCAATAGCGGCTACAAACTACGCCAGCAATCTTGCAGAAGCTGAAGCCGTCTCCGACCAGCGCGTGTATGAAGGTCTGATTGAGCGTCCCGATATAGATTTGATTGGGATGCGAAACTCCATCATACGCCGCGCACAGAACCCTGATCCAATGGGCGAGCAGACTCCGGCGCAGATGATGCAAGAGCCCACTCCGGTAGAACAGCGCATCATCGCAGCCATCAATCGTATTTTGAATGAGAGGGCAAATCAGTGAACGAACGCCTCCGCACAGCCCCGTATCAAATACGGCCGCCCGTTCCTGAACCCTCGGGCGTAGTAGAGACAATCGGCGCAGCCTTCCGTCTCGAGAACGATGTTATCAATGCGGTGTCGTATGCTCGTCGTGGGGTGTATGAGGCGGACTACTCCTTTGACATTGCACCTCTTGCCGCGCAGTCTCCTTTGTGGGCCGACTATGCAGACCGTCTTGCGCGTGCGCAAAGTGAAACGGAGTTTCGTTCCATAGAGGCGCGCCTTATGCAGGAGACACAGGATCGACAAATCCTCGCAGGTGCGGGCTGGGGCGGCATAGTTGCTGGGCTAGGCGCTGGCCTCCTTTCCCCTACCATGTTCATCCCTATGGTAGGCGGGGCTCGTGGTGTGAGAGGCGTAGCCCAGGCCGTGACATTGGCTGCGGGAGCAGCCACCGCAGCTGAATTGCCGATGATTGCTAACCAACTGACGCGCACCGGAGCAGAGAGTGCTATCAACATTGCGGCAGGCACTGTGCTGGGCGGATTGCTTGGAGGCACCGCCGTTTGGCTGCGCTCGGCGGATCGAGCTCGATTGGCTCGCGACCTTGAGCCCGACGCTCCGCAAGACGTTCGTGCGGTAATAGTCCGTAATGGGGATGGATCGGTAAGCCGAGTGGGGGAAAATGTTCCTTTGCGCTTGCCTGCAGGCACAGTGCGCAGTCCGCAGGCGGCAGCTCAGATGCAGCAACTGCAGCGTGGTTTTGCCGAAGTCAACCAAACAATCGCTGCGGGCGATCTTCCTGCGCTTCGTGCTCTTGTTGACTCGCCCAATGCTCAGCCCCTCGCTCGGGAATTGGCTCAAGAAATTCTCAACAGGGCTTCGCCCGCGAGAGTGGCGAGTATGGCGGCGGAGGCGGAGGGCATCCCTCCAGAAGTTATCACCGCCTTCGCAGAGGCCTCCCGCATTCCCGGCCCAGAAGGCCAGGCTGTTATGGGGCAGGTGGCTGAACGGGTAGGGCCGGAACAATTCGCTCGACTGCAGCAAATGCAGGGCGAAGCACAAGGGCCTGTGCGGAGTGCACAAGAGGTGGCGGATGAAATTCGAGCAGAGCGAGAAGCGCCGCTTTTCACAACGAGGGAAGAAGCGGATGGACCTCGCGTAGAGGACTCGACTACCGGGGCGAAACGCCGAGAGGATCAATTTACTCCAATGCTGCGGCAAGTTGATCCGGTCACAGGTGAGTCCACCTACATTCCCCTAATTGATCCAGATGATGTAGTCGATCCCGGAGGCCTCGCTAACTCAAATGCTGTGTTGCGGACGCTGGGTCGCACCAGCCCCATCATAGCTATGATCGAGCAGCAGGGGCTTGCACTTAAGTCAAACTACCTTCGCCGTGTTGCGTTGCAGCTTTCCGATAGCGGCCTGTCGATGGAAGGCTCTCGCTTTGGTATTGCCCCGGCCCCCGGAGGCACTGTCGAGGCTCGCGTCGGAATGTATGAAGCATACCTGGGAAATGCTCTTAAATTCCAATACGAGGCCTATCATCGCTACTTGGGTCGAGCCGATTCCTTCGCAGACAACATGATGACGAGAGCGCAGGTGCTTGCAAATCGCACTCCCACTGGGCGTCTTTCTTTCTCCGAGTTCAAAGAGCAAGTTGCAGATGCGATGAACACTGGTGATCGCTCTGCAATTAAAGAAGTGTCTGAGGTGGCCGCGAATTGGCGCACTGAGTTCTTCGGTAAGTTCAACGAGGCCATGCTGGATGCGACTGAAGGCCGAGGCATGAAGGCCCTTTATTCCATCTCCGATGATCCTGATGAAAGCTACTTCACTCACGTCTTCAGCCTGGATAAAATCTCTGCCGACCGTGAAGGCTTCATTCAGATGGTGGCCGATCATTATCAATCGGCTGCAAACGCAGTTGCTTCTCGCCGCTGGCAGAAGTTGCAGCAGAACGTTGCGAATGATGAAGAGGCGGCTGAGTTGCTTGCTCTAGATGCGGACGGCGCTCGGCTGGAATTGGACACGGTAAATGATGCGCTGGAGCAACTGCGTCAATCGAGAAACCCGGACCCGATTGTGGAGCAGATCAGTAGGCTGTATGAACAGCGCCGATTGCTGCGGGATGAAGAGTTTGATAAACAGCTTGCTAATATCGAAGCGCGATTGCCTGATGGAAAGTCGGTAGGGCCCGAGGATACAGCCGCCGCCAAGCGCCTTGCATCACAGAGTATTCGCGAGCAATACCAAGAGTTGACCGACGAAATCCGCAAGGCAGAGGCTTCGCTCACTCCCGAGACCCTGGCTTCGCGTGATGCAGAGCGTCGTCTTCGTGCGCGCAAGCGAAACATAGAGCGCTCTTTTGGACGGCTGGAAGCCCGGCAGCAGGAACTTGCGGATCGCATCGCGGCGAATGATGAGCGAAACTTGGCCGCGCTGGAACGGTTCGAGACCCGTGTTCGCACTCTCGACGCGCAACTCGGGCGCATTGATGACGCAAAGCTGGACAAAGAACTAGCAAGACTTGAGGCTCAATTCGATAAACTCTTGAAGCAGATGGAGGATGGAGACGCCCGCATCCAAAAACTGCAAGAGCGCTTTGGCCCTATTGGTTCGGAGAATGAGCCGACTGAACGACTCTCAATTGAGAATGCAAGACAGGCTATGCGGGCGCAGCGAGCCGACAACGCCCTTACTCGGTTCGGTGAAGCGGCTGACTATGATCGGGAGGGGGCGCGGCAGGCCTTGCGGGATCGCCTTACTGCTTCACGAGAGTATGTCAATCGAGTTAACTCCCGCCGTGCAGCTACGAATGAGCGGATGCGACAGCGGCTGGAAAACCTGGACCCTCAGCTTGCGGCTCGCAGGGCTGAAGAGTTGCGCACTCGAGCCGAAGGTAGGGATGATGATTTCCGAGACTGGCTAGCAAAAGCGGGTGCCGATGATTATGATTTGGAAGCTGGGACGTTTGACTTTGCCAAATCGGCCCGAGCCCTTGCTTCCGACCTCTCTTACAAAATCACCGGCAATCCCCGTCGTGCCGGTCAAATTGACATGCTGCCAGAATTGAAAGGCCCGATGAAGCGTAGGGTGCTGGACATCGACTATGCAGAGAAGCGGGCTTTTCTAGAACTGGATACCGAAAAGGTGGCCGGGCGTTATATGCGTAGTGTCGGCTCCGACATCGAAGTCTATCGTGCGTTTGGCTCGGTAAACGAAATGACTACCGTGCGGGCGGCTGAAGAGGACATGGCCGAAATCGAGCGTATGCTGCGGACTCGGGAAGTGGATGAAGAGGGAGTTGCAATAACTCCCGAGCGCCGAGCCAGAGAAGTGCGCTCCCACGCTCGCATTGCTCCCGTCTTACTCAACAAACTTCAGCATACGTTTGATCGTATTCGAGGCTACGCCGGAATGCCTTCCGATCCTATGTCTATGTGGTATCGCATCGGTCGCAGTGCAAGGAATTTGAATGTTCCGATTATGATGGGCTCGGCCATGGTGACGAGCATTCCCGATGTCGGACGCCCCGTTATGACTCACGGACTGATGAATACATTCGGTCATGCGTGGAAGCCTCTTATCGCCGGGCTCGTGAACCCCGCACAAAGAGAGATAAACCGAACCACGATCCGACAGTTAAATTATCTCAACGTCGGACTGGAAATGTTCACGCAGTCTCGGGCTCAGGGCGGTTTCGACTTTATGGCTGATGGCTTTGGATACACTAGGCTTGAACGAGGGATTGAATGGCTGGCGCAGAAGACCCCGCAGGTGGCCCTCTTCGGCGCATGGACTGACGCCAATAAAGTGATGGCCGGGATGGTGACTATGGCCCGGCTTATGACTGGGATAGAAGATGCTGCGACTGGACGACTCACCGCAGACTCCCTCGAGTTGCGCTACATGGCCGAGGTCGGAATTACACCGCAGCTTGCGGAGCGCATCGCCGCGCAGTATGATGCTCCGGGCGGCAGCACCATGGTGAACGGAACCCGCATTGCAACTCCAGATCAATGGACCGACTACGAGGCTCTTCGCGCGTTCGGTGCGGCCATGCACCGAGAGTCAAATCGCATCATCATTACTCCTGGTCTCGAGCGCCCGATGTGGATGGACCAAACAATCTTAGGTCAGGTAGTGGGGCAATTTCGCTCTTTCACCATGGCTTCGAATAGCAAAATCCTCATGTCGGGTTTGCAGAGTCGTGATATGGCTCTCTATAACTTCCTCACGGGCACGGTCTTTTCCCTTGCCATGGGAACAGTTTCATACTATATTTGGGCTAATACTGCAGGCGAGCGTCAACGACAAGAGATGCTCAATGCAAGTTGGGAAACGTGGCTCGATCAAGCAATTTACCGCAGCGGAGTTCTAGGAGCTTTGTCTATAGGGCAAGACATCGGATCAACCATCCCAGCGACAGCTCCTTATGTCTCGTTTAAAGGTGGAGCCCTTTCTGGTCGTCGGCCTACGAGTGTTCTAGGGGCTGTGACTGGTCCTTCTTACGGAACTGCCGAAACTATCGCAAGTGTATTGCAGGGCCTGGACTCGCCTACGCAGAGCACGCTCTCTCAGGCTCGCAAACTAATCCCCTATCAAAACGTATTCTACCTGCGCCGCGCCCTGGACATGGTAGAAGAAGGGGTCGGCAATATGCTTGGCCTCCCGGAGCGCAGATAATGACAATCGCCAATGAATTAAGCAGCGTGACGTTTACGGGAAATGGGGCTACGACAGTATTTCCCTTCACCTTCCTCATTCCTGCGGATACCATCCGGGTCTCGATTGTGGAGGGTGGCATTCCCGCTGTCTTGACGGAGGACCAATACACGGTATCGGGATTGGGTAATCCTGCGGGAGGTTCTGTCACCTACAATCCCTCGGGAACGCCCATCCCCAGCACAACGCGATTGGTAATCGAGCGCCGTGTTCCCTACACACAAACGTTGAGTATTGAAAACCAGCAGCGATTTTATGCTGACGTGATTATGAATGCACTCGATCGAGTTGTGATGCAGATACAGCAACTCAAGGCGCTTTCTGATCGAACTATCAGAACGGAGATAGGCTCGCCTGTTCTGCCTTTGCTTACCTTTGAAGGTGGCGATAGTGACAATAGAGCAATCCTCTTCGGGCCTGATAGTGAGAGCCTCGTGCTTGGTCCCACCGCATCGGAGATTGCCGGGGCACAAGCGGTAGCAAATGATGCAGAAAACTCGGCTGTGGCTGCCGCTGCTAGTGCCGATGAAGCCGCTGCGTCAGCCGCATCTCTCAATGCTGCTAATCTTCTTACAAAGACCGGAAATCTTGCTGGTCTTGCAGATACTAATGTGGCACAGACTAACTTGGGCATTACTGAAGCGGGGAGGAATTTTCTGGACGATGCAAACGCGGCAGAACAGCGCGCCACTCTCGGCCTCCTGACAGCCGCACAGCGCAACGCCGCTGGCGCCGTGGCTGCGAACACGGCGCTACCGGACAACAATGCGGTGATCGCCTATGTAGCTGCTCAGATTACAGCGCAGACAGGCTTCGTTCTGTCCGTCGCCAGCGACGATGCTTCTATCGAGTGGACATGGACTGGGACGCCCGCCGCTGTCGAAATCAACCTCGACAAGATACTTCCCGCAACAGACGGCGCAATCCTTGAAATGGAATTTTCGACGGACGGTGGAGCAACTTGGAAAACAGGCGCGTCGGATTATCAGTGGTTTGCGGGCGGAGTTGTTTTTGGGTCCACCAATACATCTACCGATCAAAACGATGCCGACAACGCCATTCGTGTGGCTGCTGGGGCGGGGAACGCGGCTGGCGAGCTTGGGGTATCTGGCAACCTTACTATTCACAATCCAGCAAACGGTGCCCTTACAACTGTTCAAGGCACCACAATCGGTAAAGGTGTAACAGGCGCTCATGTGTTTTTCGGCATCAACGGAACCTATCTCAGCACAGATACAGTGAATGGTGCTCGAATCAAGTTTACCAGCGGCAACATCACCAGCGGAACCGCAGGCATTCGCATAGTCCCGGAGGCTTCATAATGGCGACCAAACTTGTCAACGGCGTTGCGGTTGAGCTGACCGCAGGGGAAATCACGGCGCGCGAGGCGGAAGAGGCGGCTTGGGAAGCGTCCCGGCTGACTGAGGCCCGCGCCAATGCCACGCTGGACCGCTTCGAGTTCCTGAACCGGGCGGTTGCGGCAGGCCACATCGCGGCGGCGGCTGTTCTGGCCATGAGCACCAGCGGCATTATCCCGGCGGCGGTGGAAGCCATCATCGACGCGCAGCCGGTAACGGATGCGGAGAAAGCCCTGTTGCGTCTGGACGTTCTGCAACGACCCGAGTTCAAGCGCAACGGGGCGCTGATGCCCGCGATTGCCGCTTCCTTCGAGACCGATGCAGCGGGGCTTGATGCCTTGTTCGGGATCGCCTGATGTTTCGCCGTCGCTCCACAACGCTCTGGCAGGAAGTCGGGTCATGCTTTTCGCGCCTTCTGAACGTGGTGGTGTTTCACGGCACAGCCGACCTGTCTACTTCGGCCCGTGCCCATGCGGAAAACTGGCGCAGGTTGGAACGTTTCATTGACCGGCTTTTTCGAGAGCCAGGCCACTGCCGGAAGTGGTGGGACCAGGAGCGCCGCCGCGCGCAGGACATTGTGGATAGGGGAGAAGCGTGATGCTCGAAACCCTGAAAGACTATTGGGCCGTGCTCGTTGCCTTTGTCGGTGCGCTCGGGTGGCTATGGAGATTGGAGGCGCGCGGCTTGTCGAATGAAAAGGAAATCCGCCGACTGTGGACGCAGCGTAAGGAAGACCTTGCCAGTGCCAAAGAAAGCCTGGATGCGACAAACAAAATGCTGACCGAAATCAGAACCGACATCAAGAAACTTCTCGGTAAAAGGGAATGAGGCGATGACCACAAACCATCTGGAATTGGCGCGATCATTCATCGGCCTTCAAGAGCGTCCCGGTGCAGCATCTGCGCCTGAAATTGATGCCATGTTCCGCGATGTCGGACACCCTCAATACAAGGACGACACAGCGTGGTGCGCTGCTTTTGTCGGTGCCATGCTGGAGCGGTCGAACATTCGCAGCACTCGGAAGCTGACCGCGCGCTCCTATTCCACATGGGGCACGGCTGTATCGGTGGCTGATATCCAGCCGGGCGATATCATTGTGACGCCGCGTGGTGATCCGAACGGCTGGCAGGGGCATGTCGAGATTGCGTCCGCGCGTCCGTCCGGTGGCCGCGTGATGTGCATCGGCGGGAATGAAAGCAATGCCGTCCGCGAACAACCGACGCCTCTCGCATCCATCATCGACGCCCGCCGCCCGCCGAACGCGGCCCGTGTTCCTGTGGCTGTTCGGGAGCGGCGCGCATCTGGAACAGACAGGTTCGCCACTTCACTTGCCCGAGCAAAGATCAGCGAAGGCGGCTACGTTAGCCATCCAGCGGATCGAGGCGGGCCGACAAACCACGGCATCACGCAGGCCACGCTGTCGGACTGGAGAGGTCACTCGGTCACCGCGCAGGACGTGCAAGCCCTGACATGGGATGAGGCATCACGCATCTATCGCAAGAACTATTGGGACGCCGTGCGTGGCGACGAATTGCCAGCCGGATTGGATTATAAAGTCTTTGACATGGCGATTAATCATGGGGCGAAGCGCGCGATCACGATCTTGCAAGAGGCGCTTGAGATTGTTCCTGATGGGGTATTCGGCCCCGCTACCTTGCGCGCCGTCAATGCAATCCGCGACGACAACGCGGCTGTGATCCGAGAAATCAAGGACGCCGCCGACCGGCGCGAGGTATTTTATGCAGGGATCATCGCGCGCAATCCGTCGCAAGCTGTGTTTGAGCGAGGGTGGGCCAACCGAGGCGCACGGGTCGAGGCAGACGCCATTGCAGACGCGCAGGAATCCAGGCCTCCTGCCTCATCCGCGCCGCAACCCAAAGGCTTGGCGGCGGTAGTTTCTGCGCTGCTACGCGCAATTTTCGGCTCCAAAGGAGGACCAGCATGAGTTACGCACCTGCGGCGCGAATATTCATCCGCTATGTCGTTGGCGGTATCATTGGCATGGAGAGCGCTGAGGCGCTGGCCGGAGATGCTGACGTGGTGTTCTACGCGGCCCTCTGCATTGGTGCTGCAGTCGAAGCCCTGTATGCCATTGCCAAGCGGAAGGGGTGGGCGACATGACCCTCACTGAAATCATCATCGCCGCCTTCGCCGCCTGCATTGCCGCCATCGTAGGCCTGTTCAAGCTTTGGCGTAATGCCGACAACCGCCGCCGCGCTGAAACCCGCCGCGCAAACACTCACGAGGAGATGCGAGATAATGAACGTGAAGCCTCACAACTGGATGATACGAGCCTTGCTGATCGCATCAGTCGCAAGCCTTAGCGCCTGTGTGCCGGGGGACTTCTGCGACGTGGTTCGCGGCCCGCTTGAGTTTGCACCCGAAACGTCTGCGCAAATTGTGGCGACGGACAGGGATAAGGCGGAACAGATAGCCGCGCAGAACGATTATTGGAACAACCGCTGCTAGCTGCAGCTAAATGAAGGAATGAGAAAATGAGCACCTATGCTCCGCCGACCGTTGATGCCCCGGCAATCGGCTCGATTGCAATTACTCCGAGCAATAGCACTGTGTTCTCTCCCACAATCCGTAAGATCACTGTTACGGTAGGTGGGGTTGTGGCCTGGGTTAATGCGAACGGGGAAACTCAAATCACAGGAGAACTCCTCGCCGGTGATTATCCCATGCTTGCCAGTCAAATTCTGGAAACGGGGACAACCGCAACTGTTACTACCGGCTGGCTGTAATGAAAATCGGGATCGGGATCAGCACTACTTCGCAGAGTGGGATCTCTGCGGCTGCGGTTCAGCCCGTCCTCGACAGCGTGGCCTTAACGGATGGCGGTTCCGGCAACGGCACCATGACGCTCACGTTCGACGCGGGAGAAACGGAAAGCACACC